GGCCTACTACGGGCTGATAGTTCACATGGTCGGGGACGGTGCAAAAACCGTCATACTTCGGGACGGTCGCCAGATAGTCCCTGCCGTAGTCCTGACGGAGCGTCTCGTTGTTCCACACGATGCGCTTCCTTACAAAACCGCCTCCGACAAGAGGCATGTCTGCAAGTTTGTAGAGCGTTGTGCCCACACGGACGAAAGCCCCGTCCTTTTTTCTTTTTTCGGGCATATCTTCCAGCAGCCCGTCATTGTTTTTCTTATCCATTTCTTTCTTGCTTAAATGGTTGATATATAGCATCGTGCAAAGTTACGGACATCGTTCGGAAAACTACTTGTGAAGAATGGCGCGGAACGGTGAAAGAAAAACGGAATGGAATAAAAACAGGGGAAAGCAGGGAGGTGCGGAGCAATAATTGAGGGGAACAGGAGGATAATTTTGCAGGATTTGTCGAGGGTTGCTGAAAAAGGGAAAATGCCTTTTTCTTTCATCGTTCGCAAGCGTCTGATGATATGTTGATGAACTTGCAATCGCTTGATATTCAATCATATTATATCAATATTCATCAATTCATCAAAATAAAAGAAGTTGTGTTCGGTATGTTTTTCTTTTCTCGGCAGTCCTATACGACTCGTCCCTAACTGTTATCCCTGCCCTTCAACCACCCAAAAAGAAAAAGGTTTATTTCCCCATCGACACAAGGGGATAAACCTCTATAAACCTCTGTCAAGGCGTTTCAGCAGGGACTGCCTGCCCGTGCAGGAAGGAGCATGACAAACCTTTCGTGCCGTTCGTTCAGCATTGCGATGACATGCTCCCAAAGCCTTTTTGCCCTTTGCGACCTGATACGGAACGCAAGGGCTATGACCATTTCAAGGCTGTACGCATCAAGCCAGCGACCCTCCGCCACCCTGATGTTCCTCTCTGCCGTGCAGGGGTGCAGCAGTCCATCCCTGTATATCTTCTTGACCAGCGTGTGGATGGTATGTCCGAACACGCCAAACAGGTCGGCAATCTCAAACTCGCCCATCCATATTTCGCCGTTGGGTATGACGATGTTCCCGTGCTCGTCTATCGTGATTATTCGACGGGCATTGCTGCTTATGTCTTTCCCTTTCATTGTCATGCCATCTTAATATTGCCAAATGAGGCGTTGAGCTTGCTGCCGAGCATGGAGAGGTCGGTGTCGAGTTTCTCGGTGGTTATCTTCGCATAGAGTTGTGTGGTTACGATGTTCGTGTGTCCGAGTACACGGCTCACGCTCTCAATCGGCATGCCCTTGCTCAGAGCCAATGTCGCAAAGCCGTGCCTTGCGCAATGGAAGGAGATGTCCTTTGTTATCCCGCACTCGCTGATGACTTTTTTGAGCTTCTTGCAGACCGTCCAGTAGTTGATGTCCCCGAATATGGAGTTGTCCTTCTGGAACGGTCGGTATCTGTCGATGATTTGCAAGGGTATATCGAGCAGTTTCACTTGGTACGGCACCTGTGTCTTGTGCCTTTTTGCAAGTATCCACTTCTCGCCGTTCACCTCCACAATCTCATCGGTGGTGAGTTCCTTCAAGTCCACGAAGGAAAGGGCGGTGAAGGAGGCGAAGACAAACAAATCACGCACGAAGGCGGAATGGCTGTCCTTGAACTCGTGCGAAACCAGTGTCTTCAACTCGTCCTCCGTGAGGAACGCACGCTCCTTCGTGTTCGGGCTGATATGAAACTGCGCGAACGGGTTTCTCGGTATCTTGCCGTTGAAGTGCGCACGCATCACCACGCCTTTGAGCCACATGCAGTTTATCCATATCGTGGCGTTCCTGTTTCCTTTCACCGTGCTGAGGTACACGGCGAAGTCCCTGATGAAGTCGGGGGTGAGTTCCAGCATCGACATGTCGCTGCGGTTGTACTTGTGGCGGATAAACCTCGCCGTGTTGTTCCTCGCCCTGAGCATCACCTTGTATGTTCCCATGCTCCTGTCCTTACCCACACGCTTGAACAGAGAGGCGCAGTCCCTGTCGAACGCTTTCATCAGGGTGTCGTACTCGCTGCCCAGCCCCTGATAGGCGTTGCGCACCATCTCCGCCGTGACGAACGCCTCACGGTCGGAAAGACGCTGATAGTGCTTGATGATTTGCGCCTTGATGTTGTCGAGCGAGAGGTTGGTGGCGATGGCTTCCCTGCTCTTGCCTTTCGCCCTGTTGCCTTTCACATCCCACAACTCCTTTGGGATGGTGCGCTTGCAGCTGAACTGAGCCACCGTGCCGTTGATTGTAACCCGTCCCATGATGGGGACGATGCCGTCTTTCTCCTTGCTGCCGTTCACATAGAACAGCACCTTGAATGTGCTTCTTGCCATTGTCTTTTCTTTTTGGTTGCAAAATTAAACATGAAAGAGCCTAACCCTGCTATGCAAAATATAGAGCAATAGAGCAACAGCAACGGATGCACGGAAAACCGCTGTTTTTCTCCTCTTTAGCGGAGGTAATTATCCTGCTTTCGGGTAACGATTTGAAAACATTTCTGTTTCAATAATCCGCATTTTCCTGCCTCGTGGCAGGTGGCGGATTTGCTGCGATTTACACCGTATAGCCCTAATAATCAAGCCGAATTGCGTTAAACTTCCGATTTCCTGCAAATATTACAGCGATTTTCTGTAACTTTGTCCTCGGTGATCATAGCGATTTTTGTTTGTAATTGTTTGTAAATCAACACCTTAAAATTACAACAAATTTTGCTAATCACCAAATTTATAGACACTTATAATTCATCGAACTCACGTTATAATAGAGTGGTTTGCTTAATCGTGAAGTTGAAAGGTGAATAGATAGTGAGAGAAAAGAATAAAAATAAAACAACGAAATAATGAAGAAATATCTGTTACTCCTACCCATCTTAATTTTATTTGGCTGCAAAAATAATCCAAGTACAAAGGAAAATAATCCTGATAACAACGATTCGACTAAGGTGCTTAATACGGAGAACAAAACCTCTTTGCCTTTAGCAATTCAACAACAGTTGGGAATATCGGAAGATATGATATTGCCATTTGATTCTATAAGAATGGATTCGCTAATACAAGATTATAAAATTGCTTTATCTGATGATTCCGAAGGCGATGATTATGAAGAGCCAGAATGGTTTTCTGATAATGAACAGTACATAAAAACTTTAATTCCTTATGCTTTTAACGATTTGATAAAGCGAGGATTTGTGCCTTTGTCTGCAATTCAATTTCAGAATAAACTAAAAACATTGGGTTTGGAGATGCAAGAAAGAAAGAAAATCCCTGTAATCAATGAAAAGAAGCATTATTTTACTATGCCTTCTTTTACTTATGAGGCAATCGATGATATGGCATCAGATGGCTTAGACAAAAAAGAACTTAACTATATCAAATATGGAATGTCGAATGATATATTTGTAAAAGGCTACAATTTTATTTTGCCAACAACATATATTACGGATTACTTAAAGGAAAAGAAAGGAAACGTCGTATTTAGTTTAAGCGACGAAACAATTCATCTGAATAAGTTTTTATTAAACAATGATAAAGCAAGTCTTGCGTGGCTAAAACAGAATAGTCCGTTATCATTGATAGCTCTTCTTAAGACTTATGGTTACGATACCAACGAATCAATCAATAATATCGTTCTGGCGGATATAGCGCATCGATATTTACAAGATGGAAGCGCATCTTACATGCTAAACACATTCATACGTAAAATATTCTTTAATAAGCCACATATGGAGATTAGAGAAGGATTATTAAAGTCTCTACTACGCTTACCCGTAAATGAAAAGAATAGTATATGGTTAGCAATGCTTGATATTTATATAGATTTCCTTATTAAAGATGCAACCAAAGACACCTATTATTGGCATTCTTGGTTTACACAAAAAGAACGTTACAAGGCTGCAGCTTATTTCGCATATTATTTGTTTAAGCTAAGAGCAAAGTATAAAGAAACGAGCCCAATCTTTTTTTCTCATGAGCTATATTACAATAAAAACTTCTACAAATATCTTTATGAACAGAAGTATTTCAATCTTCCTAAATTCAAGGAGATATGCGATTCTGTCTACGAAGAATATGATGTAGATGTTAAAACGTACCTTAATAGGGTGGGGAATAATGGATGAACAAAAGGAAAATCCCGAAGGAGAAATACGTTTGGCAAGTCGGGAAGATACTGTAAAAGTTCATGAGTTGGCTGTATGTCATTGTGCAAAGATATCTTTATGTTATTCTGTCTATAGAATGGAGACTCTATTAGTGACTGGATAGGGAGAATTGCAAGATTAGGATGCTGAAAGCTTAAGGATTAATTTTCAAACAGACAGAAGAGCTTTTCCGCCGATCCATCTCCCTATATAATATAAGGTGTAATCCACTTTAGAGCCTCCCTAAGGAAGAAAAATAATATTTTTATTAAAATTTTCCATAGAAACGTTTGGAGGTTTGTAGAAAAGTCCATACCTTTGCATTGCTTTTCGGATATAACGTGATATTTAATCTAACTATACGATAAGCCGGGACATCTCGGAGTGAGAATTGTCGCCGATAAAGAAAGAGTTCTTTGAAAAGATTTACATAAACAG